TTATCACAGGATGGAGTAGCAATTGAAGAAGTATCTACTGGATTTGATGTACATTCATATACCGCTGAAGTTATTAGTACCGCTGGTCAACCTACGAGTAGGCAGGATGCGAAAGCGCATACTTTTGCGCCGTTGTATGGAGCGACAGGCTTTGGAAGAACAAAGGCAGAAGCAGCATATTATGAACACTTCACAAAGAAGTATCAAGGGGTCGCAACTTGGCATTCCCGATTGGCTAAAGAGGCTATAAATACAGGCAAGATTACAACACCATCAGGTAGGCAGTTTGCCTTTCCCGATGTAACACGTAACTCACGTGGCAGAGTATCGCACTTCACACAGATAAAGAATTATCCTGTGCAGTCATTTGCCACAGCAGACATTGTGCCACTGGCATTACTACACATTGATAAATTACTTGACGGTATGCAGTCATGTGTGGTAAATACAGTGCATGATTCAATCGTAATTGACGTTCATCCTGATGAAGAAAGGAGATGTATTGAAATAATTCAGGAGACAAATGAAGCATTGCCTAGTTTGATTACAATGCGTTGGGGTATAGTGTTTAATGTACCACTAGAACTCGAAGCAAAAATTGGACCAAACTGGCTTGACACAAAAGACGTGTCGTGATATAACTATGACTTTCTAACTCGAATGAAGGAGTATAACATATGGAACTAACAACTATTGATACTAACAACTATGCAGCAATGGCGAAAGCTATGGGCATTGCCAACGAAGGTGCAAGTCAGCGTAAGCAAACAAGCACCCTCGCTCGTCTACGCATTAACCATTCACCTGTGATGGGTGAGGCTGATGTCAACGGCAAGAAGGTGAACATGGAAGTTGTGAGTGGTGGCACATATAAACTGGAAGTACCAGATGGGCCAACTTACTATGCAGAATCCGTGAAGATTCGTCCATTCCTGCAACGGTTCATGTACAAGCGTTTTGTACGTGGCACTGGAAACAATCCTAACCGTTATGTGAAGACTGTTATGGCTGACAATCTAAACGTAGACTTGAAGGACAATGATGGTGGCTTTAACTGTGGTAAGCCAGCTGGTTATGTTCAAGACTTTAAGGCATTGCCAGAGAAGACACAGGAACTTATCAGAGAGATTAAGCGAGTGCGTGTAGTGCTTGGCACAGTTGAACTGGTCAATGCTACTGATGCAAGCGGTAACTCTGTAGATGTAGATGAGATGCCATTTATCTGGGAGATTGATAATCGTGATGCCTTCAAGAATGTTGGCACTGCCTTTACCAAACTCGCAAAGATGAAGCGTCTGCCTGTGCAGCACATCATCACTGCCAACACAGAGGAGCGTAAGATTCCTACTGGCGCAGTGTTCTACTTGCCTGTAGTATCTCTTGATGTATCCAGCACACTGGAACTGACAGAGACAGAACAGAGTATGTTCGCAGACTTCATGCAATGGGTGCAAAACTACAACGAGTACATCATTAATGCTTGGACTGATAAGGCTAACTCGCATGACGATGATGATGACCTAGCAATTGTAGATGGCATCATTGATGTTGATGAAGAAGTGGAAGTAGCATAATGAACCATCCTGCCGAACTAGCCTTGCATCAATACATGGAAGATGCCGTAAAAGGTAAATCTACCATGTCTGATGCCACCATTAAACAGGTGGCTGATGATGTAGCCGATGCAATTAAGCGTCAGTTTGGCAGCGGTAAAACACGAGGCGACTTCACATTGCGTATGTCTAATGTGGGTCGCCCCACTTGCCAACTCTGGTTTGACAAGAACAAGCCAGAGGCGGCATTGCCGTTGCCCACAACATTCGTAATGAACATGATGATTGGAGACATCGTTGAGGCTGTCTTCAAAGGACTACTGAAAGAAGCAGGAGTAGAGTATGAAGATGCTGAACAAGTTACACTTGAAATTGATGATGATACATCCATCAATGGCACATATGATATTGTTATTGACGGTGCTGTTGATGATGTTAAATCCGCATCTAATTGGTCGTATCAAAACAAGTTTGAATCCTATGATAAACTAGCTGCACATGATAGCTTTGGTTATGTAGGTCAGCTTGCTGGCTATGCAAAAGCATCAGGCAAACGTGCTGGTGGTTGGTGGGTAGTTAATAAAGCCAATGGTCAATTCAAATATGTGCCAGCCACAGGACTTGACATCGACAAGGAGATGACCAATATCAAGGAAACAGTGCAGAAGATTAACGACAACAAGTTTGAGCGTTGCTTTGATGCTGTTCCTGAAACATTTAGAAGCAAGCCAACAGGCAATACAGTCTTGAATGACAACTGCATTTTCTGTGCCTACCGCTTTACTTGTTGGCCTACACTTGAAGAACGTCCTGCCGTGATGTCTCAAGCAAAAGACCCAAAGATGGTATCTTATATTTCACTGGATGAAAAGTATAAGTAGATGCCTAACGCAAAACAATTTAGGGCAGCACGAAAGTATGGTTATCGTAGCGGTCTGGAACTCAAGGTATCTGACTACCTCAACGAATTAAAGATTGACTTCCTGTATGAAGAAGTTAAGATTGAGTGGGAAGACCTTGCATACAGAACCTACACACCAGACTTCGTGCTGTCTAATGGTATCATAATAGAAACCAAAGGCATGTTCACGGCAGCAGATAGGCGTAAGCATCTTGCTATTAAGAAGCAACACCCAAATCTGGACATACGGTTTGTATTTGAGAATAGCAGACGCAAGCTGCGTAAAGGAGCGAAGTCATCGTATGGTGAATGGTGCATACGATATGGCTTTAGGTATTATGACCGCATCATTCCTGAAGACTGGCTCAAAGAAAAGGGCAAGAATAAACATCCAAAGTTTATTAAGTTTAGTGGCAACAAAGTGAAAAGGAGATGACAAATGGATAATGATTTCTTTGAGGTAAAAGAGGATGACTTCGTGGTGCGTATCAGGCCAACAGTAGCAAATAACGAATGGACAGGTGAGATTGACATCGCTATTATTACTAGCGCAGATAATAAACTTGAAGATGAGAGTTACATGCAGATGATGCACTTCACAAAGATGATGTGTGCCACTGTTCCATTGATGGAAATCAATGAAAGTATGCGGGATTTTGTACATAATTATGTAGTTGAAGAGATTGACAACATGCTTGAATCTGTGGTAGAAGGACAGGAAGTAACTGTCACACATGAAGATGGCAATGTTGTACGGTTAAACTTTGGCACAAGAACAAAAGGGAGTGCTTGACATGACAGATTACAAAAAGATGATTGAAGAATTTGAAGCAGAGGAAGCAGCTAAACGCAAGCAAGCAAATAAACAATCTGATATGGTCAATCATCCCCCTCACTATAATCAACAGGGCATTGAATGTATTGATGCCATACATGCTGCCTGTGGAGATGGGTTTGAATACTATCTTCAAGGCAACATTATGAAATACCTATGGCGTTATCGCTATAAGAATGGTGGTGAAGATTTGAAGAAAGCAAAATGGTATCTGGAGAAACTGATAGAGGTAGCAAATGAGAGTTAAAGTATACATAACTATCGACATTGACCCTGAAGAATATCCAGTACCAGCAGATGAGGATGTAGCCATTGAGATTGAGGATGGCATACGTGAGTACTTCTACGAAGTAGACGGTGCTAATATTAAACATATACGAACATTACAGGAGTGACACCAATGAATAATTATTTACCTACAGACTACCAAAACTTCATAGCACTTTCACGCTATGCAAGATGGAAAGAAGATGAACAGCGCAGAGAGACATGGCAGGAAACTGTGTCTCGTTACTTTGATTATATGGCTAGTCATCTACATGATAAACATGACTATCAGCTTCCTGATTCATTAAGAAAGGAACTAGAAGAAGCGGTGCTTACACAGAAAGTCATGCCAAGCATGAGGGCATTGATGACTGCTGGTCCTGCCCTAGACCGTTGCCATGTAGGTGGATACAACTGTTCTTATGTTCCTGTCGATAGTCCTCGTGCATTCGATGAGACTATGTATATACTTATGTGTGGCACAGGTGTAGGCTTTAGTGTTGAACGCCATCATGTAGACAAATTGCCTATAGTAAATGAAGACTTTCATGAGACAGATACAGTAATCAAGGTAGGTGACAGTCGTCCCGGATGGGCAAAGTCACTAAAGGAACTGATTGCTATGCTGTACACTGGACAGATTCCAAAGTGGGATGTGTCAGAGGTACGTCCTGCAGGTGCAAGGCTCAAGACATTTGGTGGTAGGGCATCAGGACCACAGCCACTTGTTGAGTTGTTTAACTTCTGTATTGAGAAGTTTAAAGGTGCTAAAGGACGTAGACTGTATCCAATTGAATGCCATGACATCATGTGTAAGATTGGTGAGGTTGTTGTCGTTGGTGGTGTCAGACGAAGCGCACTTATCAGCCTGTCTAACTTGAATGATGACCAAATGCGTCATGCAAAGGCAGGACAGTGGTGGGAGAATGAGGGGCAACGTGCGCTTGCAAACAACAGCGTTGCCTACAAAGAGAAGCCACAGATGGGAACATTTATGCGTGAGTGGCTATCTCTGTATGACAGTAAGTCAGGTGAACGTGGTATCTTCAATCGTGCCAGTGCCAAGCAACAAGCTGCAAAGAATGGTAGACGAGATACTGACCATGACTTTGGATGCAATCCATGCAGTGAAATCATTCTACGCCCTTATCAGTTCTGTAACTTGTCAGAGGTAGTTGTTCGTGCCACAGATACTATTGCAGATTTAACAGAGAAAGTTAAATTAGCAACCATTCTGGGTACATTGCAAGCCACGCTGACTGACTTCAAATATCTGCGTAAGGTATGGAAGAACAACACAGAGGAAGAACGCTTGCTTGGTGTGTCACTTACAGGTATCATGGATAATGAGATTACATCAGGCCGTAGTGCTAAACTAGGCACGAACATTGGACAGGTGCTTGAGACATTACGAGACACTGCAGTGGAAACAAACAAAGAGTATTCCAATAAGATTGGTATTCCACAGTCTGCTGCTGTTACTTGTGTTAAGCCAAGCGGCACTGTATCACAGCTTACAGATGCAGCAAGCGGCATTCATGCTCGTCACAATCCTTACTACATTCGCACTGTTCGTGGAGATAACAAAGACCCACTGACACAGTTCCTTATGTCACAGGGTATTCCTGCAGAGCCTGATGTCATGAAGCCTGACAGCACAACAGTGTTCAGCTTCCCAATGAAGTCACCTAATCGTGCAGTAACACGGACAGACATGACTGCCATTGAGCAACTTGAGTTGTGGCTTATGTATCAGCGTTACTGGTGTGAACACAAACCTAGTGTCACTATATCTGTGAAGGAACATGAGTGGATGGACGTAGGCTCATGGGTTTATAAACACTTTGATGAAGTATCGGGCATTAGTTTCCTGCCCTTCAGTGAGCATACATATCAACAAGCACCTTATCAGGACATTGATGAAGAGCAATATAAAGAGTTCTTGACAAAGATGCCAAAGAGTGTAAACTGGTCATTACTACGTGAGTTTGAAAAGGAAGACACAACATCAGGTGGCAGGGAGTTGGCTTGCACAGCAGGTGTCTGTGAAGTTGTTGACTTAACGGCTGCGTAGTGATAGAGTGTAGTGGATTAGACTTGTTATGGTGGCAGTGGTGGATACTTGTAATGATTACAACCAACACTGTCATCAACTTGATTGTGTTCTTTAGACACAGGTTTAGGAGTTGACAATGGTAGGCATGATTGATATAAAAGATGTAGTTGACCACCCAGATGGTTCAGCAACTGTAATATTTGAGTGTGACGAAGAAGCAAAGAAAGCACTCATTAACGAAGGGCTTATCTCACTGCTTGAAAAGGCAGTCAGTGAGCATCA